AGTCAAGTGCGTCCACAGGACGACCACCCTTTGCTAAGACGGATGCTTTATGCTTCTTAAATGCATCAGTAGAAGCCTTTCTCTTTGCTGCTTTAGCATCAGAGTCTGCCTTTTGTTTGGCAACGTTGGCTTTAGAGATTCGGTCAATTCGTTCTGCTGGAGTTTCTTCCACCAGATTTTCTTCTTTTTTCATTGGTAAACCCTTGTGTTTAGTTGAGGCAATGTCTTTGGCATCTTTCCTTTTGATGGTGGCAGCAACTTTGGCAACCTCAAGTGAGCTTGCTTTACCCGTCTTCTGAGCCGCTCTAACCATCCCGAAGAATCGTTGTTGCTTCTTAGAGACTGCGGGCATGCTATCACCCTCCTACTACTTGAACTTCTTCAACAACAATTGCATTACCTGTTACTGCAATCTTAACGCAACGTTTTACTTTTGCTTGACCGCCAGATGCATAGGTATATGCAGAACCTACACCAGAAGCATCAATGTCTGATGTAATAGTTGCACCAGTAGTTGCGGTAATTTTCTTACCAACTGTACCAGCACTCAAGAATCCAGCATTGATAGCGGGATCTGTACCATCATCTACTACAGCAATGAAATCATTAACTGAGAAAGGATGAGTGTCACGAGACATGTTCTCCTGTAAACTATTTCCTAATGTATATACTGCCCCATTAACATTAGTTGCTTTAACAACTTTTGCTGTACCAGGCTTTCCACCTCTCAATAATAGTGATTCATTATCAATTAAAGTTATTGCAGGTCCGCCATTAAATGATACCGTAGCATCACCAGCATTTGCAATTACTCTAAAATATCCAGTTTGCACAACTTGATACTCAGTAGCACCTGCGGCCACTGCGTTTGTGCTTAATACATTAAGAACTGTCATTGTCTTGTCTTGTTTAATCCTTATTATTTATGTTGTTTTGTTGCTTCAATAATTTCTGGAGTTCCGAAGTACTACCAACAAAGAGTGCATTAGTAACATTACTAGGACTCTTCTTGTCTTCCTTATCCAGTTCTTTCATCTTCTGTTGGAGATCAATTAACTTGTCAGTTACGTCTCCGACTGCTTTAATAGTTGTAGCTGCCACCTCATAAGCACGAGGATGATCTGACGCTCGTGCCACATCAAGTATACCATCTACTGCCTCCTGTCCTTTCATTACTAGGTTATGTAACTGAGCACGAGAAGTCTCGTAATCCTGTTGTATGTCAGGAGTATCAGTTCTTAAAGCTTTAGATTTTTCAACCGCCTTTTGTAACTCAGATGGTTCATCTCCAAATACTTTATTCAATCCATCAAAGGTACTCATAATTGTTCATCCTGTCCACTAGTAGGATTACGTTTCTTATTGTCCGTAAACTCCTCGTGAACAACTCCAAATCCAAAATCATCATCTGCATCAGCAGTGACAGGATCAGGTTGTACAGTATAACGTACCTCACGAGGTGCAGTGCTAACAGCAGTACTTGTGTAAGCATCTGCAATAACCTTCGTAATAACAGAAGATTCTTGTACAGGACCGTATACGTAAGTCTTGGCAGTAAATCCTATGGTGTAAATGATTGCTCTACGAGAGGCAAAATTACCCTCATACTCATCATCATAGTCAATAGAATTAATAATGACAGGAACATCCTTTGTCTCGTTGAGTCCTGGAACCAACTTAAGTGGTAAGTTGTAGCTGGGTTGGAAGTAAGGTAAAACCTGTTCCAGAATTTCAAGGCCGTCATCTTGATTTTTAGATATGATTGCTAATTCAAAGTTTAAATTGTAAGGCACTGGCATGTATGCCATCTTATTTTTTGTCGTGCCAGTCGGTACCAGGATCTTTTGAGTAGGACTAACCTTTCTAGTAGGATCATAGGATATACCTTTAATCTCAAAAGATATCCTTGGTAAGGTAATTTGTACCCTCTTGTTTGTAGGATCGGGTACTTGTTCTAGTCTTGCTAAAAATTTCTGTTTAGGACCATAAGCCAAAGGAACTTTCATAACAGTTGTTCCTTGTTTGATCTCTATATTATTGAATAGAGTACCAAACCCAACAACGGTCTTCCTGAAGACTTCGTGATAAAAATATTTTCCTAACATTAGATTGTAAAGTCAGTAGTTGAACCAATTGAACCAAATGGATTTGATTCAGAGAAATCAATTATGTCATCATCAGCAGTTTCAAAACTATAGTTCTGATCTACTTCACTGTTTGTATTATCTATAGTATTGTATGATTCTCCACTCCAGAGAGCACCAGATGTTTGACCTTTAATGTTCTCAGCAGTATTGAATGTACCTGTACGATTGATAATCTGTAGTACTCTTGTGGAATTATCCCAAGATTTAACCTCTGCCTGTGTATCCTTCGGTGAATTACCAATGGTTACAGTTGGTGCTGAGGAATATCCACTACCAGCTGTATTTATGGTTACACCAGTTACTAGACCTCCAGCAGATATAACAGCAGTACCTGTTGCTCCAGATCCCCCTCCACCACTGAATGTTACAGAAGGAGCAGAAGTATAGTACTCACCACCATCAGTAATAGTAACAGAATCCACGATGTCACCATTGAGAGTAACTGTGCCAGTAGCAGTATTAAGATCACCAATAACGGTTTCACCAACCACATAATCACCAGACCCACCAGTACCCATAGTAACACTTGTGGAGTTACTAAACGCAATTTCAATAGCGTCAATATCAGCAATACCAGTATCAATATCTTCATCGGAATATTCAAAGAGTTCGCATTGCATTTCCCAGACGTAACCTTTACCTAACTGATAAAATGGTCTCTCGGCTTCTACAAACTTAATTTCAAACAAATGCTTGGTGATAGGAAACCAAACTAAATCTCCTTCATTCGGTCTACCTTCAACATTTA